TTTTTGCGGATCGAGCGCAATATGCGTCACCCTTGGCAGTGCCGGGTCGAATCCGCTTCCCGCCATCCTTCGCCTTGCCTGCCTGACCATAGGAAACTTTGCGCGTCCTTCCAGTCACTGCATTTTTCACAACCTTCACTGATGCTTTTCCTGCTGCTGGTTTTGTTTTCATTACATGGTAGTAAAATTCCCTGCGGAAGGGTCATCCTTGTCATCTGGCGAGACGGCAAGGTCATCGAGTTCACGCAGTGCGGACTCAAATCCCTCTTTGTATTTTGCCTGTAGCGCAACCTCTTCGATGGTTTTCCCATCGACGCGAGGAATTCGCGTTTGGAGGTAAACACGCAGGCGAAGTTTGGTCTTCGCGTTGTATTCGCGAAGTCTGGCGATGTCTTCAGGTTCCCAGTTCACTTTTCTTTTTCTGCTGATGTATTTTCGATTGCTTTTGCAACGCCTTTAGTAAACATCCGCGAAGTCATGCCTGATGCTGTATCTTTCCCTGCTTTTTTTATTGCATCGTCAACGATTAAATCTTTTGCGCCTTTAACAATTCCTTTGACACTGCCTTTTACGCCTTCCTTCAAACCTCCTGCAAATTCCTTCACTGCTTTTTTGCCCTTGCGGTAAATGTTTTTTGCAACCTCGACAACCTCATCATCAATCTCGTCGCTTTTGCCTTGTTTGGTGATGCGGTCATAATTTGCTTCCTCCTCTGCGGATAGGAGGGAATCGAGTTCCATTTCCTTTTCCTTCATGGTTGGAAGTTGCGTCACTTTTTCTTTTTCTTTTGGTTTTGATTTTAGCTTGTCCATAAAAATTATCCTGCTGTTGGTGGCTTGCCGGGTGCGGCAACCTCGTTGACTACTTGGTTTTGTGAAGGTGCGAGGGTCTGCATTGCATCTCCCATCATGTTCGCTTGCGCCACAGAGGGTCTCTTGCCTGTTCCCATGCTCCGTTGCTGCACTGCCCCTGCTGCTGGAATTAATCCCTCTGGAGGTGGCGTTGCCGTGCCTGCGGTGAGTTTTTCGATGGCAAGCTGAAGTCCCTCGCGATACATCGCGGCCTTTTGCTTGTCCATGCCCTTTGCCTCGCCTGCCGAGATGTGCGAAGCGTAGTGCTGCATCGCTCTTGTGAATGGCTCAACCAACTCGACTGGCAGACTGCCTTCAGGCGCATTGGCGATAACTGGCATGAGTTTTTCAGTGAGTGTCTGAAGGTGGATATCGTCATCGTCCCTCGGTGACACTGGCACTTCCTGACCTGCGAGGATGGATTGCAATTCGATGACCTGCTGCCGAGTCGCCTCGATAGCGTTTGCCTGAACCATGTCTGGCGGCAGGAGGATCGAATTCGCCAGTTCCTGACCGACCTTGCGACTCCAGTCGAGCTTCATCAATTCAGCTTGATTGACATTTGGGTTGCCAGTGTAGCGTTGAATAAGCAGATCGAGGATTGCGTTGTCCTGTGCGAGCATATCGGGCAGGAGTTCCTGCGCGGGACTGAATGCCATGAGCAAGATGTCGGAAGGAGGCAGGTTGCGCTCCAGCATTTTCATACACGCATCGATAGCGTCCTCGTCCAAGTGCCGAGGGATATCGAATGGAATCATAAAGGATGGCATCTCCATTCCTGATTCCATGAATGCTTCAACCACTTCCCGTTTCGCCCAGACAGAGTCAGGGTTTGTGATCCTTGCGGCATCAAGCAGTGTCTTCAATTCAGATGCTGCGCGGATATGCTCTGGATGGCAGATTCCTCGTTGCATTCTCTGTACTGCCAGATTCCACTGCGCCATCCACCGACCCAAGATGCCTTCGCGGATTTGGTTTTCGATGGCAGCAACTCGGTTGATCTCGCTCGCAGTCTTGTCTCCAGTTTGGATTCCCATCGCAGATGATGGTAGGAAAGTACCTACTTGAATCTCTGCGAGACCTGAAACGAACTGGTCAAGTTTAATAAAATCCTCGACATCTGCTGGCATTTGTTGTTGGAGCAATTCGTATCCCTCGGACACAAACGCAACAGGGTGGTTAACAGTTAACGGAGCGATACCATTCTTTGCTGTCGGGCCTTTTCGCAGCAGCAACATTCCGCGCAAATAGGTATTGTCGATGATGAGATTCCTCGCCTTATCGACGGCAATATGAGTGTTGTACAAATCTCTGCCAGCACCTCTGGAACTCATCAGCGCACCTGATCCAACCTCGATGGCAAACAATGCGAGACACTCACTCATCTTGTTGTACCTTTCTAACTGGGTGCAGATTTCGTCGCCCGATTTGTCATCGAAAAGATAGCGTGAAATTTTGCCGTTTGGTTCCTTCACCAGCAATTCGCCGAGTTCGACATATTTTGCGTCATTCTCGTATGACGCACCATAGCTTCCCTCGCGCATCCAGTCCTCGTACCTACGCGCATCTTCATTGCTATCGAGCGTCCTGCCTGCGGGTTTCGCAGTGTTAATCGCTTTGACCAAATTTTTAATGTGCCAACCTGCCAATGCCGACATCTCTGGGTCTTCCAAAATTGGCAAGAGTTCTGCAATCTGATACCTTCTTTTCCGCGCCCAGATTGGAGTTGCGTCTACTTGCTGCGGAGTCTCGATGGAGAAAAATGTATAGTCTTGACGCAGGAATTCTGGTTTCCAATCTCGCGTGTCATCCCAGCAAAGTGCAGTAAACCCAAAGGTCGTATTCTCATGCACGACCTGCGCGATGATGTCGTTCAGCCCTGACCACCCGCGAATGCATTTTGTGATCTCTTCGCGGAACACTTTCGTCTTCTGCTCGGAGTCGATGCTCTGCACTGGGAATTTCGAGTAAGTCAGAGTTGATGCCGCTTCGATGACTTGCTTGAACGGAGGCTGAATGCGCGAAATCAAAATTGACAGGAATCCCGTTGGGCGATTGCTTCGCCAATTCTGACCCATCGATTCCAACTTCTTCGGAGAATACGGAGGTTCGTTGTTGAGCTTTTTCTGGATCAACGCATTCTTGCGGTTCCGCTCAAGATTTTGTTGTTTCAATCGCTTGTAGGCAGAGAAGGCTTGCTCCGCATCTCGAAATGTTCTGCGTACCTTGAGAGACTTTGGATCGACAACATCGGAACTGTCTGTCCCCTGCCCATCTTTGATTTCCAGATTAACTCGCTGATCCTTGTCGCTTCCATCGCGGAGGCGAGGTGCTTTGGTAGCGTAGGTATTAGTGACAATTGCTGGGATTGGTTTGGATGAAGTAGTCATGTTGTTTGTTTCAACCAGCACTTTGCTGGCAAGTCGCCACTGGGTTCAAAATGCTCGGAGTCGAAAAAGACTGCACTGCGGTTATCGTGCCGCATCACCGCACAACCACCGAGGCGAGGAGTCGAATTAGTGTCCCTCGCTTTGCGGATGCTGGTCGAGACCCTGTCGGCAGCAACAATGCAAGCACCACAACCTGCTCGCCAATTAATGTTCCTCGGACAATCCAGACAAGTTCTTGCTCTCGCCTCTGCAAGTTCGTCACTGACAAGTCGAACTTGTTTGTTGGAATTTAAAATGTTCTTCGCCCAAATTGTAATATCACCCAACAATTCAGATTCGCGATTCGGCGGGGTAACACTCGTAACTACTACCATGTCAACCCCGTGACAATAGGTTGGATAATTACCGCACAAGAAAGCATGGATGTCACCTTTAACATCGCCAATCGGCAGGTAATTCTCGGCGCGATAAGACTCTACAGTCGAATACAATTCGTTGAGGGTATTAGCCTCAAGAAGTACCTCGCCATCTTTATAATGCCACCCACCGGGTGGTTTAAATCCATGAATCGGTGTCGCCATTTTTTAACGCATAATCTCTGTTTTTAACTCCAATATTAAAATTATCAAGCAATTTTTAACTCAAATTTAAAATTTATTCCGAAAAGTCAACATATCCCATGCTTTCAATGCTCTGCATCGGCTTTTCAAATGACTTCTCCATCTTCGGTTCAGTCATCGTCGCAACTAATCCTTCCCTCTGCCTAAACAAATACACCAACAAACTCAATGAATCCAGTTGGTCAGGAGAGTTCTGCCTCGTTCTTTTAACAAAGTCGCCTTTACTTTCAACCCTCACAAGTCCTTGTCCTGCTTGCTTATACCTTCTTGCAATTGCCTGCCTGACCAAATCTTCGTTAGCAAAACTGGGTGATATCTTCAAGTATTCAAACTCCAAATATTTCGCCAGACCGAAAATTAATTCAGTCACCACTCCTGAATACAACTCGTTTGCCCTCTGCGTGTCCTCACCCAAGATATTCGTCTCGCTTGCCGCCCATGAGTAATTGACTCCCAGCACCTCTTTGCCAAACAGACTGCACAAAGCATCCGAAATGCCTGCGCCATTTCCCGTGCGGTCAACGCACAACCAGTTCGGAGAAATCTTCATTTGCTTGCAGAATTTGATTATCTGATCTGTCTGCTCCAGAGTCGGCTTTTTCGGGAAGTCAATCTGCGAATCAAGTTGCAGCACCACCCTCGGACTCTTCCACGGGATGAATGATCCACTCCTCGGTGTCCACCCATCGCTCAACCCAAACCGACCATGAGAGCAAACAACCTGATCCTTGCCTTCCAACGCCAGATCGAATGCTGCAAGCGGCACAACTGGGCCGATAAACCTCACTGAACCCATCGCATTGTCCATCATCGCAGGAGTAATAATCCCCATTGCAATTCCCTCCTGCGGGAACCATCCCCGCGCCATCGTGTAGTACTCGGCAGTTCGTCCCTTCGCCTCGTATGCTTGATATCCTTGGAAGGTCTGGAACCCGTGGAAGATGATTTTCTGCTTGACCACATTCTCGCACCTCGCCGCATCCAGTCGCAGGATATGCCAACCATCGCGACTCTCCCACTCGAAATCCTCCTCGCAGTCCACAGTCTGCCATCCTCTGATCGGTTCGCACCTCTTGCCAAACTCACTGGTTCTGTCCTTCGGATTGCTCGCTCCAAAGATTTTGATTCGACCTTTTGCACCTTCTGTATCAGCGGCAGACAAGATATTCTGCAATCCTTCCCAAACGCCAGCAGGAACCTCTTCAGCTTCGTCCAACACAACATGAGTCCTACTCATGCGACCCCACTTGGGATGCGCTTTCGCTCTTGGTGCTGGATGGAATCCACGCAGAGTACCTGCACCACTGTCACCCTTCGGTACTGCCACAAGATGGATGCCATTCTTGTCATCATCATTCGCCTGAATCGACTTCACCAAGTCCTCGCTTCCCTCAAACTCTGGGCGTACCAGAGCAGTCCTGTAAAAGGTCTTGATGGCAGCAAAGACATTTCGTTGCGCGTGAGCTTCGGTGAGCGACACTACCTTGACGCAGGTGTACTCTGGGTCTCGCATCCAATCGAGGAGGAACCATGCGGCGGCATTAAATGTCTTCCCCATCGCGCCAGCACCTTGAATCAATAACTTGTCGTACTCAAACAGACATCGCCATGTCTCCTGCGCGGAGTGCGGTCGCCAGTCGTAAACTGCCTCTCCCCACAGCACAGTTGCTGCTGCCTCAAACTGGTCGGCATTCAGTAGCGATTGCACATACTGCGATACCACTTGTTTTGCCAGTTTCTCGCCCAACACGATCTTCCCACTCACTCCAGTCGCCATGTTTTTCAGCAACCATTCTGCCGCATAGATCATGCCCATGACATCATGCCGATCTGCTTGCTCCCTAACCTTTCGAGCGATGTCCAACGATCTCTGTACCTGATCTTCGCCTACCATAGTTTCCTTGGGCATTCCTCCGTTGCCATGACAGTTTTGATCTCCATGTTGCACCCACATTCTCGGCACTTGCCCATGCCGCCATAGCCTGCCGCATCGAACATCTCGCAGTCAGCACAGATGCGTAATCTCCGCGCCACCTCTGCCTCGTCAACGCATGGCAAGCCTGCCGCAACAAACGCAGCAGCACTCGATACAAAGTTTTTTGCTTTTTCAAATATGCTCATTGATTTTTACTCTTCTTCGCCTGCGCCTGCG